ATGAAGAACAAGTGCATACCCAAGACCGGGATCACACATGAAATCGTAAGTAAAAACTCCGTGATTTCCAGTGGTGTTTGTAGACCACTCATGCCATAACTTTTCGTCCACATCATATACAAGAGTCCTTCCAGTAGTTTTTAAATTAATAACATAAAACAAATGACCTTTTGTGCGAATACCAAATCCACGACAATCGTCCATCTCTGCTTCAGCATCTAACAGACGCTCTATATATTCATCAGTAATTTTCTGTGGTTGGAATCCTTTGATAATCCATCCAGCTCTACCACCAGATTCTGATGCAGAAATATAAAGACAAAACTGTTCATTTTGATATACAGCATAAGGTGCTGCAGTACCCATCTGTATAGTTGTAGAATCGTTTCTAGATAGTGGTGAACCTGCAGCATTTGCAGCATCATAGAAGAATTCGATGGAACTATGTCCAAGAACAACAACTTGATTATTCTGTCTAGCCAATCCACGAATATTATCTGGAAACATTTCTGCTGTTAGGAAACTATCTGTAGGCCAAACAAAAGGATCATCAAGAGAACAGGTATAAACATCACTGTCTTTAGCTAAGACAATGTATCCATCAATAAAAGTTGGAACTGCAATATGCGGTGTAGGGAAATTAACATCAGTAACATCATATACAAGGTCATCAGTTTTAACTACATATCCTTTTACACCATCACATAGAAAGATATAGTCTCCAATAGAAGAGGAATTTGCATTAATAATTCCAACATATCCAGTAGAAGTTGTTAATACTTTCTTAGATGTTGAAGTTCCTGCAGTTATACGATATAAGGTATTGCCAATAACAGCCCAAGCTGCATTGTTAAACCAGACCATGCCACGACCTTCACCGGTAGCACCTGAAGCTTTGTATAAAGAAAGTCCTGGTCTTTTCGTGATGAAGATCTTGGTGTTCTCTAACTGATCCACCTTACGAGTTTCAGGAAACATATTCACAAAGCGTTGGTCTTTTGTACTACTTGAATCTCGATTAGAATACGCCCCCATTAAAGGAAGACGTATCTTTTGAGGTTGTCCTGCTTGTGATTGTTTTGCCATTATTTAACCCTTCGTTGCATTAATTTAGCAAGAGTATTTGCAGTTCCTAAATTAGATGTTCTTTCTTTTGGATCTTTAATATCTTGAGTGTTGTTGTACAAACCACCAAGAGATCTACCAAGACCCGAAGCCAGTGCAGATTCTAGAACACCTTGTTGACTATTCTTATTAAACAGATTGGAAGCTAAGTTGCCACCGGCACCCGAGATGAAATCGCCAACAGCTTTTCCAGCAGGAGAAGAGAAGTTTGAATTGTTAAACATACTTCCTAGACCACTAGTAACGCCACCACCCAAACCACCAGATAGAGCACCCTTAAGAATGTTTTCTCCAGAAATTGCAGAACTCACCCCACCTTTAATAGCACCAGTTGCCGCAGCATTTGCTGTTGTACCTAAACCAGTTAGATCTGTTCCAGTTAAACCTTGTGTTATACCATAACCTGCAATGTTACCCAATAATCCTTTTCCATCTAGTCTAGTAGCAGAATCCACACCTCCAACAATAGAACCAACCCCCGGCAAAAAAGCATCTAGAATCATTGGAGCAATCTTCTGGAAGTATGGCATCTGTCCTTCAGTGGTTGATTCTCCAGTAGTAGCTTTTTGTATTGGGTTATGTAATGGATCTAGGGTGTCTAGGATAGGATCGAGAAATTTAAAGACTCCTCCTAATAGACCAGTACCACCAGAAGATTTCGTGTGTTTACTGTAACCAGTTTCAGGATTGTATGTAATGCGTGTTGGGCCTTGTTGCCAAAAAGGGTCAAAATTACCACCCATAACACTATTAGAAACTCCAGGATTATATTTCCAACCTTGTACTTGCTGTCCGGGAATAAATCCTGCACGATGGTATTTAGTATTGTGATATGGATATTTTGTGGTGTATTCACCTATCTCAGTTCCAGCATCTCGAAGAGATTGATTAGCCAAACCTTGTCCATAGATACTTGGTAGAGATTGTCCAACAGATTTAAACTGATCTTGCAAGGTTTGAGGTGCATAATCAAAGCCACCTTTTTGTGCTAGACTGTATGCACCTTCTTGTGTATAAGGATTGTCTGTACCATAATAACCCGACTGAGTTTTACCTCCTTCAGTGTAATCCCCCATAAAATTACCAAGAAAGGATTTAGTGTCTGCGTCCACTGAGGGAGTAGAGACTTCTTGGAAACCTGCACCACGAAAACCTTCCACACCTCTATTAGACCAATCAGTTGAACTTGGCACATTACTTAGTTGGCTTGTGCCTTGTTCCTGTTGTTGGCGCAGAACTCGATTGCGATCTCGTTGAGATCTGCCAATAGTTTCCTGTAGAGTTTGATCATATTGTTGTGCAAGATCCATTACCATGCTCGATTCTCTCTACCAAAATAAAGCGAACCTTCTTCAAGACCAAAGTTCAATGCTTCCTGTTTAATCACAGACATTTCTTGCCATAGAGTTTTACGACTAGAAGTGTCTAGACCATACTCAGGAGCAAGACGGGTAGCAAGACCATATGTAATAGCATCATACCATTCTTGTGGAAAATCTGGTGTATCAAGAGCCGCATCGAAATCTTCGAAAGGCCGCTGATAATAGATTACAATTGTGTTAGCCGTTTGTTCAATAGTAGAAGGAACAGGAAACACATGCAAAATTCCATAATCATTTAAAGGCTCATAATAAACTTGTATTGGATTACCAGTAGAAGTTTTATTACCCAGAACATTATATTCTTGTCTAGTAATAATTCTAATTGGAACATCCACATTAGAAGATACATTATGATTAAAAGCTTGAATTACTTTAAGTGGTTTTGGAGTATTAACAGTTTTACTCAGACCAATTTGATATGTTGCTGCACCGGCTGTTAATGGGATACTGAAAGACTTGATTGCCCACAAAGGCATACCATCAGCTTCCCATGCCTTTACTAAACCATTCAAGGCAACGGCAGCTTCAGTCGTCTGATTAGTTGTAGGTGTCTCTCCTTGAGCCAAGACACCAATAATACGTAAAGCTCTTTTGATGATGTCATCACGACTCACAGAAAAATCTGTGCTGCCACTGGTGGCCATAGTTTATCCTTTCAATTTTATGAGAGTATAGATTGCCACAATTGCTGTAGATAGTCCACCTACCCATTTAATAAAACTAACTACCCAATTTGCCGCTTTCCAAGCAGCGACAAGATCTTCTACATCAGTAGATAGTTTATCCAACTTTCTTTCAATTTCTGTTAAACGTGCATCATCCATTCGACGGTTTTCCATTATTACATTTTAGATTAGATATGAGAATGTGAGTTGTGGAACACCTTTTGTACCACTAGCTGTAAACACCTGTAGTGTGGCATCCTTAAATAAAGAGATGACACCTGTACTGGCAACAATAGCTACACCAAAACTGGCAATATTATTATCTGTTACACGTACAATTACATACCGATTTCCACTTGGTGCAATGAATGTTGGCATACCTGTAATTGTTAATGCAGTTGTATTACTTGTACCCGAAATGCTAGAGTTAATGGAAATAGTTACTACTCCATTTGATACTGAGTATATTAACGTACCTGTTGGAACAGTTGTACATCCGGTTAGTGAACCAGTAAAATTCCCTGTAAATTCTCCAGTAACTCCAGTTGCTTCTGGAATAGACCAATCTAACACCAACCCAACAAATGAATTTTTGAGGGCTTTAATAGACTTCAATACTGTGTTTGCAATAATAACACCAATTTCACCAACTTTTGTAGCAACAGCAGCGTTGTTTTTAACAATAGTATTTCCAGACACTACAATAGAATTAAATTCAGTTCCAGAAAAAAGAATTCCAGACGGGAAATTTGTACTACCACCTGCTCCTAGACCGGGACCTTTTGGATTGACAATAGTATTATTATTAATTTCATATCGTCTTACGTTACTAAAGATTCCAATCCCGGCGGTATAAGGTTCAGTTAAAATATTCCCTACAACTGCACCATCTTCTGCATTATTTATATAAATACATGTAAGTAATTCCGTTGGAGAACCATGCTGAAAAATAGAATTTCCACTAAGAACATTATAAAAATTCCTAATACTAGAGGATGGTCCAATGTCCCAAAGAGCTTCTCCTTGTTTTTGACTACCATTTGAATTTGTACCTGTTAAAGTATTAATGATGGTGTTTCCACGAACAGTACAATGACTCGCACCCTTAGTAGTTAAGTTCGTTAAAATAACACCACGACGACAATCTTCTATTCGATTGTCTATAAAATCGCAGTGTGTTCCACCATGTGTGTCCAAACCATGCCATGTTGGAATATTACGAATGGTATTCCCAACCGCACGGCAATATTGTGATTGTGGATCGCGCACAAAATCCGAGGTATTAACTAAAGAAGTAAATGTTATACCGTATGCATTTAACTCACCTGATACAGTTTCACCAGACAAACCTTCGATGTAATTACCTTCTACTAGAACCGAGTCACAAGAGAAACAGAATACTCCAGAATAACCCACATTCCTAATTGTATTGTTACTTACAACTGCTCGAGCAACATAATCAAGTTCGATTCCATACGCACCAACCGCATCAATAACACAATCTTTAATGGTGATATCTGCTAGATATGTTGGAGCAACTCCAACACCATTACGTGTACCGGACACATAAATAGCTCGTCCAGAGGCATTGTAAGTACTTCCTGCACCAACGAATTCTAAGCCATATACATTACAACCATTTGCAAGTGAGAGAAGTGTGATATGGGTAGTTGTATTTTTTAGTACTGCTCCATACCCTATAATTGTGGTGTCCGCTAAAACAGATAGTGTAGTGCTAATGGTATACTCTACACCTGGATTAAGAAGTAGTGTCTTACCTGCAGCAGCAGTTAGTGCAGCTTGTAACTCAGTCGTCTCATCCCCTGTACCTGTTGCACCAAAATCCACAGCACTAATTACTTCACGTAGTTTAACTTGTGCAGTAGTTGCAACTGCTCCAGAACCATTTTGAATAAACCCAACAAGAGATGCTCCAGAAGATAACGCTAAATCACTTGTAGAAACTTTATTATCTATAAGAGTGCTAAGAGTTGAGACATCTCCAGACACCTCATTAAGAGCATCTTGAACATTAGTAGCACTGATAGTTCCTGCAGGAGTGTTTCCAATAGCAGATGCACCATGAACAGTGCTACCTACTACGGGTGTGTCATGCCAAACATGATCATTAATTTCATTTAGCCATAATGCATTTACGGCAGGTGTAGTAAAATCTACATAGGTTGTATCTGACATTTGTATCCTTTAAGTTGGTATTGCTACAGGTTCATTTGGATTAGAGGGTTGCATACATCCCGGAATCGCATGTCCGGGAATCGCAGAAAGAGTTGTACAAGCTAAAACAAAAACATATTCTGGAATAGGTCGAGTAAATGGGACCGTTATTTTATCTGTTTTAGCTTTAACAAAGTCTTGTTCATGACGAAATTCAAAATCATCTGGACAGACAATGAAACC